TCACCCGCAAGGATTAACTTGGGCTGACGTTGAAGTTGAAATGTTTAAGAAAGACGAAAACGGTTCTCTCTTAAGAATGACTAGTCAAGCTCACGAACAAAAATTGCAAAAAATGATGCAAAGTTTTGAAGGAAAAGTGTAATTGTAAATCATTGAAAATAAAGGTATAATCCCAACACTGGATACCTATATCTATAGCCCAGTAAATTTAGGTTGATCGACTGACCATTTTTACTGGGTACTCAGTTCCAACCTTGAAAAAATAATCTAAAATTTATTACTCTTTTTCGAGGAAATTCTTATGAGTAAGTTTCTATCGTCCGTAGCAGTCATTGAATTTGACTCTATGGTAAAACACGCATATGCAAACAAAGGGCTACTTAAGCCATCTGTTACGCTACGCAACAATGTCGTAGGTGAATCCTACAAATTCCGTCTAATGGGTCGTGGCCTAGCTAACCAGAAGTCTACTTCTGATCTAGTAACTCCTATGGATATCAATCACCAATTCAAAGTCGCTACTCTGCAAAACTGGAATGCTCCAGAATACACAGACGTATTTGATCAAGCCGATGTAAACTTTGACGAGCGAAATGAACTTGCAAGCACAATTGCAGGCGCACTTGGCCGTAGAAGCGATCAGCTAATCATTGACGAGCTAGATGCAGTAGCTGTTGGATCAACCGTTGTTGACGGTGATACTGGTCTTACTATTGCTAAATGTATTGAAGCGCAAACCAATTTGCGTGGTAAAGGCGTAGACAACCGTGATCTATTTGCTGTTATTAACGCTGATGGACTTAAAGGTTTGTTAAACGACGAGAAAGCAACTAACTTTGATTACCAGAATGTTAAAGCACTTGTAAACGGTGACATTAACTCTCTATGTGGATTCCAGTTTATTACTTTGGAAAACCGCACTGGCCGTGAAGGTGGTCTTTCTGTAGCCGCAAACGTAGTAGATTCGTACTTCTATCAACGCGAAGCTGTTGGACTTGCAATTGGTATTGACATTAAAACTTCTGTCGATTGGATTGCCGAACGAACTTCTTGGTTGTGTAATGGAATGCTTAAAGCAGGCGCGGCAGTCCGTGATGCTGAAGGTGTTGTTAAAGTTCAATACAAAGACAACGTATAAGGAGAATTATCGTGGCTTTTGAAAGAAAAAACTTATCTCGTATTGGCGGTTCCGGTTTTGGAAATACCGTTTGGATGCATTCATCTACTGATGCCTATGCTACTGTACAGTCGGCAGATTATTTTAAGCCCGCTATTACAGAAATGGCTAAAGGTGATTGTGTTTGGGTTGTAGATACTGCTACTCCAACTGTCTATGTAACATATGTAGACGCGCATTCAGCTAGTGCAATCAGTACTGCAACTGGTAATGCTGTAACAGCGTAAGATTTAAGGGGGGTTCGCCCCCCTTTTTTATTTGAGGCTATTATGAAGAATGGTTTGTACGCTAACATCCAGAAAAAAAGAGCTAGAATAAAAGCCGGAAGCGGTGAAACAATGAGAAAGAAAGGTGCTAAAGGCGCACCTACCAATAAAGCCTTTGCAAATTCTAAGAAAACAGCTAAAAAAAGCTTACTAAGCTAAAGGTATATTATGGCTACCAAGATTGAGTTAATTTCTAACGCATTGATTCTTATTGGTGATTTGCCAATTACAAGTTTATCGGGCAACACTCGCGCACAAACAGTCGCTAATAACCTATACGACAATATCGTTCAAAATGAAATGACAAAGTTTCGTTGGGGCTTTGCTCGTAAAATTGCATGAATTAACAAATTGCCTAGTAATCCTGCGGGGAATGAGTGGCAAAGTATCTATGAGCTTCCTGCCGATTTATTATTTTTAATTAAAATAAACCCAAGAGTTAACTACGCTTTATTTGGATCTCAAGTATATTGTAATTCAGACGGAGCTTTGTATGCTGATTATATACACAATGCAGTCGAAGCAGAATGGCCAGTTTATTTTCAACAAATGATTCAGTATCGTCTTGCTATGGATTTTGCTCCTGCAATTAGGGATAGTGCTTCTGCAATGGAAGCAAATGCAGTTCAATATGAAAATGCATCTAGAATGGCAAGGTTTACTGATTCACAACAATACCCTGTGGTTCCTTTAAGTAGCGCACCCTTTATTACAACAAGGTATTAATAATGCCAAGATCGACATTTAATCAGTCAAGCTTTGTATCTGGCGAATTATCGCCTTTAGTTTTAGGACGTACAGATCTTGACCAGTATTACACTGGAATGCAACAAGCTGATAATGTTTTAATAGTTACGCAAGGCGGTGTAAGGCGCAGAGCAGGCACGCAACATTTTATTGTTGCAGACAAACAACTTGATGTTGATGGCCGTGTTCCTACTACTCCTAATGGTGGAACTCCTGCAAATTTAAATGACAGAAATAATGCTACTAGTTCTACTTCTAATGCAATCGGTTTAGAAGGAACTATTGAGCCAACTGCACCTGTTTCTAATGAATTTGTAGTAGCTCAATATAATTTTAGTAATTCCCCTATTTATCCTCAATATGCAGACATAATTGGAATACGCCTTAGTATTAATGCATCTGGCGGAGCCGCTAGCTCAACTGATACTGCAATCTTTCGCATTCAAGAATCAGAAAATAATTCTTCTTGGACTACTAAAGGTACTGTAATTGTTAACAAAGACGCGCAAAATTTAAGAGTAAAATTTACTAAAAGCAATGCAACTTTCCAAGTTAAGTATATTAGAATCCTTAGAGTTAATGATGGATCTACAGACTTAGGAACTTTACGTTTGACTATGGATGAATTTAATCCAATAGTATTTACAGATACCGCGTCTGAAGTAAAAACATTCGACTTTAGTATTTCTACCACAGAACATTATCTTTGTGTATTAACTGGAGGAGTAGACGGTGCATCTGGTTTTACACCAAAAGGAAATTTGGCAGTATATTTTATAAGTCAAACTGGAAACATTGATAGTAATCAAAATGTTGCTAATCTTATGGTTCCGTTTGAAAGCCGTCAAGTTTCAGAAGTTCGCGATGTTCAGACTGAACAAGTTATGCTTTTCTTTCATCCGGATGTTCCGTCACACAGAATTATAAGGCAAAGCTTAGGCTATTGGACTAGTGACCCGATTCCGTGGTTAAACGTTCCTCAATATGATTATAATGACGCGAAAAGCCCTATACCTGTAGATTATGCAATTGATATAACTTTTACAGATTTCCAAGAAGGGGACAACTTTCAAATTGATGTTGAGTCTGTAATTAGTAAGACAATTACTTTTAGTATTAACAATCTTACGCTTGCTAACAACATGCAGATTAATTTGCAAGATATGCCTATTTTTGGAACTACCGGAATTAGTGTAGTTGTTAGTACTTCAGGAGCAGGTAAAGTAGCAAGAGTTACTGTCTCTGGAGAATCTACAAAAGATTTTGTATTGTGGTCTGGTTTTGCAACTACAGGTGACACTACTACTCCACCAACATTGGCATTTGTTCAATTTGGGGCTAATGGATCTCCCCGTAAAGAAGATGTGTGGTCAGCGGATCGAGGCTACCCGCGCATGGGTGCTTTTTTTGCAGGCAGATTATGGTTAGGTGGAACTAAATCAAAAACTCAAAGTTTGTTTGGTTCGCGGTCAGGATCTTTCTTCGATTTTTATACAGAAGAAGGTGATGATGATGAAGGAATATTTACCACAATTTCAGCTAGAAATTTAACTGAGATTGTAGACATAAATCCAGATAGAGGGCTACAAGTATTTACGACCGGATCAGAGTTTTTGGTCAAAGGATCAACGCCTAGTGATATTGTAATATCATCGCAAACACAACATGGCGCAAAAAATATAGAAGTTCAATCAATAGATGGAGCTACATTATTTGTTGATTCTAATGGAAAAACTTTACGCCAATATTTGTTTAGCTTTAATGAAGACGCGTATATTAGTAATGATATTTCTGTCTTGTCTTCTCAATTAATAAATCAACCAAAAGATTTAGGCATACTTTCTGGTACAAAATCAGAAGATGCCAACTGGGTATTTATTATTAACCAAGACGGGACTGCCGCAATACTTAATACCTTGCGGTCACAAGATATTAATGGATACACTAAATGGATCAGTGGAAATACTAATAGTATTTATCCCCTTGAATTAGAAGCTGTTTCTGTAGTGGCCCAAGAATTATTTTTAGTTAACAAAAGAAAAGGGCCGTTAGCTAGCGATACAGAGTATTCTATTGTTAGGTGGAGTTTTGATCACTTATTAGATGAATCCTCTATTACAACTAACAATAATCGAATTCAACAATTGGCCCCTGATAACGGGTTTCTTATGTTTATTCCTCAAGAACATTTAATTGGTGATACAGTTAACGTTGTTGCCAGAGGAAACAAGCTGTCAGATAGAGTTGTGAAAAGACTATCAGGGGGTACTTTAGAAGCTTATATAGATTTAAGTATTGCAGAAAAAGATTTTATTCTAGAACAAGTAGCTATCGACGGAGTAATTGATGTAGAAGTTGGATTTAACTTTTTAGTTACTGTTAAGCCAATGCCAATAGCAACTACACCTGCAAGAAGCGCAAACGGTCAAAACCAAATGCGTCAAAAGAAAATATCAAATATTAACGCAAGAGTTTTTAAATCTGCGGGAGTATTTATTGACGGCAACCCTGTACCTATTAGAGAGTTTGGATCTGCGGCAGTATAGCCTTTAAATAATAACCTACCAATTCAGTCAGGTATTATTGAAAATAACAATGGCGGTAACGGTTGGGGAATAGAAGTCGCACCAGTAATTACTATTCCAGATCCAACACCTTTTCAATTACAAGCTATTGAATATTATGTTGAATCATCGTGAATGAAATAAAAACTCAAGATGATATTTTAAAATTTCAATCATTAATGTTAAAAGAAAAGCAGGTTACTTTAAATACCTCTCACCATTTTAGTGATGGGTTATATGCTAGAGAATTAACAATTCCCGCAGGCGTTTGTCTTGTTGGAGCGTTGCACAAAACTCGTCATTTATATACTGTAGTAAAAGGTAAGTGTAAAGTATCAAGTCAATTTGGAACGTTAGATATAGAAGCTCCGTTTATGGGAGAAACATTACCGCAAACTAAGCGAGTAATATACGCTGAAACAGATTGTGTGTGGGTAACATTTCACCCTACAAAACTTACAAGTGTAGAAGAAATTGAAAAAGAAATATTAGAGCCAGAGGATATATAAATGTCATTTGTAATTACAGCAATTGTCGCAAGTACTGCATTAAGTGTATACGGGCAACAATCTGCGGCCAAAAGTGAACAAGAGTCTATGAATAGGCGGGCCGAAGAAGAAAAGATGGCGGCCCAAGGTAGAGCGTTAGAGCGTCAACAA